GCGCAAATAACACGCAAATGAAACGATTGTAAAAATGGAAAAGCTGCCCTGGATGCAGTTTAACACGGGAGATTGGCTTAAAGATCCGGCGCTATCAATGTGCCTTCCGGCTACCCGTGGCATCTGGATTGACGCAATAGCCTCCATGCATGAAAGTGGCCGATCCGGCACACTCTCAGGAACGCCTTGCCAACTGGCCCGCGTCCTGCGCTGTGACAGACCCGCCCTCATGGCCGCTATTATGGACCTCCGTGCCACCGGAGCCGCGACCGTAACAGAGCGTCACGGAATAATCACGCTGACAAACAGACGAATGTCACGCGAAGCAAGTATCAGAGAAGCCAATCGCTTACGGCAAGAGAAGTGCCGTGGTCACACAGAAAATAACACATCTGTCACACCCATGTCACCTTCTGTATGTGTGTCTTTATCTGATTCTGATATTTCTGAAAGGAAAAGGGAGTCTGAGGGAAAGGGAGAACTGCGGGATCGGTTTGCGCGTTTTTGGGAAGTATATCCGCGCCACGAAGCCAAGAAGAAGGCCTGGAATATTTTCCAGGAGATCGCCCCGTCCGAAGATGTTGTATCCGCAATGATTCGATGGATCGGCCTGGCCCGCCGGTCTGATCAATGGCAGAACAAAACCAAAATCCCATATGCAGCAACTGTACTGGATGAAAGAAGGTGGGAGGACGATCCGCCCCCACCAGCGCACATTTTTGAAAAGGGTCGATCGCCCGATCTCTACGTTGGGCTTTCCGAGTCCACCGTGTCGACGCGCCCGCGGTGCGAAGCGTGCGAAGACACCGGGCGAATTATCACGGCGACCCATCCCCACGATCGGACAGAGTTCAAGGGTCCGTGGAGTTTGGCTGTCAGTCAAATGGCCAGCGGATGGGACAACTATCGCGAGGAGCGTTGCTCCTGCGCGGCCGGATCGAGCCATCAAAAAGCAGACAAAATCGAGGCGACATGACAAAGCCAATTGCACAAAAATCTGAAGATATTCTGATGTCGGTGTCGCCCACAACCGGACTTCCCTTGTCATTTGGCGAGAAATGTAGAACCTGTGTGCTCTTTGATCCCGACGTCCTTACAGCCGCAATTCATCTGCAACAGCTGAAGCGCGAAAAGTTCAGCTTCGGCCACGTCGAGATTCACTTTGGTGCAGAAGGTATGATAAATACTAACGCGATCTTCGACGTGTCGCGGAGAAAGCGAGATAAATAATAAGGAAAGGCGGCAAACCATGGACAAAAAATATAAGCTGGTTTTTGCTTTTGATACACCCGCAGAGGCGTCGGCCTTCCTTGAGGCTCCAGGGCTTGATTTTTTGGAAGTCTCAGCACAACTTGGAAATCACGAGGTAACACTGTCGAGATTTGCCCTTTATGGTCTTGGGCGGCATCTTGAAACAGCTATCATATGTACCTTTGCGCGGCTCGAAAAATACTGCGAACTCCGCAATAAGCCGGCTTCTGAAAAAGAATCTTGACAAACAATCCCCTTAGGGAGCATTAATAAAGCTGCAAAGGCCCACCGCCCCAAAAGCGCGGCCGATCTGGATTCTTTGGATCTCAACCGAAGGGATCGGCTGTGAAGACTCGTTAAATCAACCCCAAACCTTAACTTATTACATGGCACCTGGAATGCCTTTACCAGAGATACGGGCCCCCGCATTGCCTGAATGGGGACACGCCCTACTCACACCAGACGGACGCGAAATACGTGTGCCCTCATTCGCGCTTGCGCAACTGCGCATGCTTGGGCTTCTCCAACATAACAAGGCCAGGCTCTCACGATCAGTCTATAGATTCCTGCATCCAGACTACGACTGTCTGACTAATGGTTTGCGGCAGCTCCTGGGAGCCAACCTCTCTGGACCTAAATGGTGCGTGTGTCAGTGTGAGGATTGCCGTGGTCGAGAGGTGCAATCTGATAACACACGGTTGCCCGGGCGCAATCCACTCGACCAGGATGCGGCCACGCGAGTTGTTGCGGATGTCAAAGCAAAGAGGCCCGGGTGAGCAATCGCGATTGTAACACCGTGTATTTGAGCGAGATCAGCAATCCCTCTGATCTTTCGCGCGATTGCCGGAGCCGGAAATTGCAGACGCATGCAAAGCAAGACAGCGCGATGAGCCGGGCATCGCGATCGTTGCGCAGGAAGGCGAAGAGGGCAGCGTGATTGTCCATATAGCGCTGCGTGATGGCTATTGTATAGCGCTCTTGGGTCCTTCCCGGCGAAAACCGCGGGAGGGTGTATGTGTGGCGATTTTTAGCCAGCCACAGGCGCGCGAATGGGGTTGTCGGGGTGTGGGGTTGTCATGACAGGTAGTCAGCGGGCCTATGCAAAGCATCGCAAGGAACTTGGCTTGGCCGGAGGATCTCTCGCGGCGGTCCAGAAGGCGCTGAAAACCAGCAGGATCACAAAGGGCTCCGATGGTCAGATCGAATTCGCGCGCGCGGATCGGGACTGGGAAGCAAACCTCAACCAGCGAAAGGCGAGGCGTCCGAAGTCAGCCGCCAAAGCTGCTCCGTTGCCAGCGGGTGACCCTGACAAAGCAGCAGATCCCAGCGAGATTCCGCCCGACAACTTCCTTGAGGCCCAGCGGCAAAGCGAGTGGCTGAAGGTGCAAAAGCAGGAAATGGAATTGCGCCTTCGCCGTGAAGAACTGGCAGAGGTTTCTGACTTTGAAGAGGCCCATGCGCTGATCGTCGCATCGGCTCAATCGCGTTTGCTTGGACTTGCGGGCAAGCTCGGGCCAAAGGTTGCGGGCATGTCCGACCCGCGGGAATGTTCAGCCTTGATCGATCGCGAAATCCGAGAAGTTCTCAGCGCTCTGACTGAATTCAAACTAAATGCAGCAGCATGAACCCTGCGGTCGTAAAGGCAGCCGAGAGAATATGCAGACTTTGGGCTCCACCTCCAGAACTGACGGTGTCTCAGTGGGCGGACCAGTATCGCTATCTGAGTCCAGAGTCTGCCGCAGAAGCCGGGAAGTGGAATACACTTCCCTTCCAGCGCGGTCCGCTCGATTCGGTTTCGGATCCGCTCATATACCGCACGGTCATCAAGTCCGCCACGCAGATGTTGAAGACCGTCACGATCGAAAACGGGATCGGCTATTTCGCGCACCAGGACCCGGGCCCGATCCTCGTGCTTCAGCCTCGGGATGCGGACGCGAAGGCGTTCTCGAAAGAGCGGATCGCTCCGATGATCCGCGATACTCCGGTTCTGAAAGAGCGCTTCTCGGAATCAAAGAGCCGGTCGGCGAGCAACACAATCGAGGAAAAGCTCTTCCCTGGGGGCATGCTGGCCATTACCTCGGCCGGGAGTCCGGGCAATCTGGCGCGCCGCGCCATCCGCTTTCTGTTTGCGGACGAGGTCGACAAGTATCCCCCGACCGCCGGCGCCGAAGGAAACCCGATCAGCTTGGCGCGGAAACGCCTAGCCACCTTCCGGCATCGCAAGAAGGAAATACTGACCTGCTCACCCACGGTCGCCGGCTCGGAGATCGATCGGGCCTACGAGGCCTCGGACAAGCGCGAATATTTTGTTCCCTGTCCGGCCTGCGGGCAACTCCAGAGCATGATGCTGAAGTTCCAGACGCAGGTGCGCTGGGACAGCACCTTGCCGACCCGGGAAGAGCAGGCGCGATCGGCGAAATATTACTGCGAAGCCTGTGAGGCGGCCTGGGATGATTCGGCCCGATGGAAGGCTGTAGAACGGGGGGAATGGCGGGCAAGCGGGACTTTCAACGGCATCGCGGGTTTCTGGATCAGCGAACTATACTCGCCATGGAAACAGCTATCGGAAATCGTCTTGGATTACTTGAGCAAAAAGGACAATGCCGAGGATCTAAAGACATTCATCAACACTTCCCTGGCGGAAAATTGGATCGAGAAGGGCGAGGCACCTGAATGGGAAATTCTGCTGGCCAGGCGCGAGGGCTACGATATCGGGACGATTCCAGCCGGCGGCCTATTTCTGACGGCAGGCGTCGACGTCCAGCGCGATCGGCTCGAGGTGGAGGTTGTGGCATGGGGACGGGGGCGGGAATCGTGGTCCGTGGATTATCAGATACTCGAGGGGAAGACATCCGAGTCTGCGGTGTGGGCGAAGTTGGAAGCCTTCAGGTCCGGGACCTATCAGACGGCGAGTGGTGCGGAAATCCCAATTGCCCGTATGTTTGTAGACTCCGGGGACGGCACGACGACGAACGACGTCTACAGCTGGATCAGAACTCAGCCCTCGAGCCGGGTGATCGCGATCAAAGGCACGGACAAGGGGATCTTGCCGGTGAGCCAGCCCTCGCCGGTCGACGTCACGATCAGCGGCCACAAGATCAAAGCCGGACTGAAAATTCGAACCATCAACGTATCGTTCTTCAAGGCGGAGTTTTACGCTGATCTGAAAAAGCGTCCGCCAACCGAAGAGGAATTGTCTCAGGGCTGGACGTACCCTCCGGGATATTGCCATTTCCCGGCCGGCGGTAACTATGGCGATGAGCACTTCAAGCAGATTTGCGCGGAGCAACTGGTCTCGCACATCAATCGCCGGACACATCGTGCCAAAACTGAATGGCAGCAGACTCGAGCCCGTAATGAGTGCCTTGATGCACGCGTCTATGCGCGGGCGGCCGCATGGGATAAAGGGCTAGATCGTATGCAGGGAAAACACTGGGAAGCATTTGAACAGCAACTCGGGGCCTCGCCCAGGCGACAGCCCATAGCCTCAGCTCCGGCACCCAATGAGGCCGCGCGCCCCGGTGTTTCGCTTGATGAGGTTAGGGGTAAATCGTCCTTCTTCGGCGAGAGAACTCGCAACTGGTTAGGGAGATAAACATGGCCAAGGATAAGAAATTAGAAAACACTGGTGAGGCTGCGACTCAGGAAACTTATGACCGCGTAGCCCCTCTCTCAGCTGACAAAATGGTGCCGGCGACGATCACGCCAGTTGACCAGAAACGGTGGGAATATCTTGTAATTATTGCGGGGGAACGTACCGACCTTAATCCATATGGCATCGATGGATGGGAGCTCGTGACTGTACTCACCCATGCCTTTAACGAGTCAACTTATCATTTCAAGCGTCCCAAGGGTTAGGGATCGCGGCTGGTTTAATCGATGAGGTTCCGGCGCTATTTTGATTGGTATGAATTGCTCACGCCGTGGTTTCTGATCCGTATTGCGGATCCGAGCGGAGCTGTTCTTATAAACGAGAACGCCCTCTTCTCTGGTATCGAAATTTACTATAAACGCAATCGAAATCAACAAGAGGGCGAATGTCACTGGTTGCGGTTTTGGCGGTATACAGCCTCTCTAATTACACGTCGCGAGCTTGAGGGATAATGAGACAAAAAATAGCCCGAGCGCTGAGAAAATGGGCCGATTTGATTGACCCCAGGCATGACCCATCCTCTCGATTGGTGTGTCGCGTGGATATTGATTCAAAAGAAGCCGAGGTCAATATTGAGCGGCTAAAACTGAAACTTCAGCAACTCGTGGATTATTCAGCGCAGATTACAAAGAGTGCATCTCTTCCCCCACAACCGCCGGCGAGTATTGATCCCGGAATCAGAGTGTCATTCTAAATGGCCTGGACATCCACAGACCTGACGGCGATTGAAACCGCGATCGCGAGCGGAGCCCTGCGCGTCAAGTTTTCTGACCGCGAGGTGCAGTACCGTTCGATGGATGAACTTCTCAAAGCGCGCAACGTGATCAAGGAATCCATTGCCTCATCGGGCGGTGCGAGCCCTTCCGTTCGCTCCACTTACGCACAATTCACAAAGGATTAAATGAACTGGCTCGATAGAGCAATCTCCTGGGTATCACCGCAGGCGGGACTCAGGCGGGTTCGTGCGCGTGCCCTGACTGACGTGGCCCTGTCCTATGAGGGCGTCCGGTCCGCCCGGCGGCAGGGCGGATGGAACACAACCGGATCCTCCGGAAATGCGGAGATCGGAGTCGCAAGCAACAAATTGCGCGCCAATGCCCGCGACCTCTGCCGGAATAATGCTTATGGCCGCAAAGCAAAACGTGAATGGGCGAAGCGAGTTGTCGGCTGGGGCATCAAGCCGCTTCCGAAAACCGGAAACAAGGCGGTCAACGATAAAATTCTGGGCCTGTGGGATCAATGGGTTAAACAATGTTGCTCCGATCATCGCCTGAATTTTTATGCGGCGGAAAAATTGATCGTTTCGAGTTGCTACGAATCGGGCGAGGTGCTTGTTCGGCTCTGGGACCGCAGGCCGGAAGACGAGCTGGCCGTGCCGCTTCAGATACAGATCCTCGAAGCCGACTATATCGACGACTCCAAGACGCTACAGATCGGACCCGGAGGTTGGGTGATTCAGGGAGTGCAGTTCGATCCAATCGGCCGCATCACGGGTTACTGGCTGTTCAACAACCACCCCGGAGAGGTGACGCAGACATCACTGCGCGCCACCTACTCGAGCAAATTGGTGCCAGCTGAATACATCCTGCACCATGCCGAGGTGGATCGCCCGGGAGACGTTCGCGCTGTGACCCGTTTCGCCGCTGTGATCGCCAAGCTCCGCGACCTTGACGAGTGCGCCGACGCGGAAATCATGCGGAGGAAAATTGAGGCCTGTATGGTCGGCATGGTCACGCAAGCAGAGGGCATCGAAGGCCCAACGCTTGCGAGCACCGCCGTGGATTCCGACGGCAAGAAGATCGAAGATTTCCGGCCAGGCATGATGGCATATGGAGCCCCTGGGGCGGATATAAAATTTTTCACCCCGCAGCCGTCCGGGGATTATTCGGCGCACAAAAAGACGGAGCTCCGCGAAGTGGCGGCCGGCCTGGAGATCCCCTATGTGGTGTTGGACGACAATCTCGAAGCCGTGAACTATTCCAGTTACCGCGGTGGCCTGCTCGCCTTTCGCGATGCTATCGAGGAATACCGGTGGAACTGGTTGATCCCCCAGGTGCTCGACCCGATCTGGAAGAGATTCGTCGACAAGTTGTTCGTGATGAATCAAATTCCTGAGCCGAATTATGAGGTCTCCTGGGCCCCGCCGCCCTTTGATCTTTTGGACCGTGGGGCCGAGGCCGAGGCGGATCGCCTGGAACTTCAGATCGGAAAGAAAACCTACCCACAACTCATCGGCGAACAGGGCAACGACGTCGAGACCCAGATTGCGGAGATTACGACCTGGAAACCCCGCCTCGAAGCCGCAGGGGTGACGTTCGCAAAGAGCACAACGGATTCGGCAACTCAATCAGCATCAGGAGGAAATACCGATGGCAACCCAACTGCGCCTCAATAACGAAGATCTCAGGGAGAGGATGAGGGGCCGGGAATTCCTCGCAGGCCAACGGGTCAGTTCGATCGATTCCGAAAAGAGGACGGTCGATATTATCTTCTTCACCGGCGTTGATGTTCCGCGCGTGGATTGGTGGACCGGAGAAAAATATGTCCTCCGCTTCGATCCTAAAGGCGCGGATTTTTCCCTTCTGAACAACGGCGCCCCGGTTCTCGACAACCATAGCATCTGGGATGGTAGTCTGTCCCAGAAGGGCAAGGTTGAGAAGGCCTGGCAGGAGAAGAACAACTCGAAGGCGACCCTGCGTTTTTCCAAACGCGCCGACGTAGCTGATCTCTGGGGCGACATCAAGGACGGCATTGTCACTAAATTCTCCATGGGTGTTCAGATCCTGCGAGAAGAAAAGATCCAGGAGAACAATCAGGAAGTGCGCCTGGCCAAAAAGTGGCAACCCTATGAACTCAGTATCGCACCAATCCCCGCTGATTGGGACACGACGACTTTAGCCGCGGAACAACTGGCCTCAAATGGCGCCAAAGAAAAGATCAATTTCGAAATCGAGCGCGAGAGATTGCGCTTATTGAGTCTTTAGTGCTTTAGGCCCGCTTGCGCGGGTAACACAGTGAGGCGCACTCCGATGAGGCGCGCGCGGAGCTGTACGGTTTCACGCGAAAAACAACTTAACCGAGCACCCAAGCCCGCAGCGATGTGGGCTTTTTTATTGGGTGTTACAAAAAGGAGCGTTCCTCATGAAAATGAACTCACGTGATCGCCGAAAGTGGTTTGGAGCCAATTTCGGCGGAGGCTATTTCAAGTCTCAAACCTTGATCAATCCTTCGGGCCTGATCGGGTTTGCGATTCCTTTCGCGGCTATATTGCTCGTTTGCCTGGTCCTCCTCGGGACGCATGCTTTCGGGCAACCCGCCTTTCCTTTTATGTTCGTGCCGCTTGCGGGCCTGGTGACTGTTGACCAATTCCGAAAGAACAAAACCGACCTGGCCAAGCAGGCCAGCGAACTGTTGGAGGCCGCGAGCCAGGCGGGCGGATTCACCGAGCAGACCCGCAAGGAATACAACGATCTCAAGGCGAAGATCGAAGCCAATAATGAATTGCTGGCTGCGGCCGAAACGCAGGCCGACGGCACCACCATAACCGCCCAGTCCGTCCTGGACGAAAAGATGAAGATGGATCAGATGTCCGGAATCGAGGCCGAGCTCGGCCGCGTGCTTGCGATCATGAAGGTCGGGAAGGTCTGCCGCCTCTCCCAGACTTTCATCGAGACGCACGTCAAGGGCCGGACGCCGATCGACAAGTTCCGGGAGCTGGCCCTCGAGGAGC